AACCAGTCAAAGAGATATTCATTCCAAACAGATGTGATTTATTTTTTGCCATCTGTATTTTTTATTGCACTAGTATCCAGCTCGTGTAGCCCTCTAGATAGTACTTCAATGCCTTGAACTACTTCACCATAAGGTCTAGTGAATAAGTATCTAAGTATACTTTGTACTTGAGATCCTGTTATTACATAATGCTTCTCTGCTAGAGTATTAGCCTGTTGCATTTGTTCTTCTGTAGTTTGAGTTTGTTCTTCTGTAGTTTGAGTTTGTTCTTCTGTATTTTTTTTTGACATTTTTTTCCTTTTGTTAAAAATTTTATTGTTTAAATATAGTAAAGATTAACGAATAATAAGTTGATGATACTTGGGTATCATATAGCACACATTCGTTTGTATGTGCAAGTTTGACCCCTTTAAATTGGTTTCATAGCTTTTACCTCCTTGAGTAATCTTTTTAAATACCATTCTGCTTTTTCTAAGTCTTGAACTGCATTCCCTTTGTATTTGTACCGGGACATGTACTTCATGCATGCACCTTTAAGATATCCATGGAACTCTTCAGCAGTCATAGCTGATTTAATTATATCAATAGTCTCTGTAGATGACTGCCTATAGTGATTGGGATTATTTACTGGGTCTTCCATATCTTCTCTTTACTTCTTTAGTGTTTACCATTTCAATATCATACTCTCCACCTTTAACATTACGCTTAACTATCAGTCCACTCCACCACATCCGTTGGGTATTATATGCGTATGATTCTTTGTGTGTCAAGTAGCAACCTGCAGATAATCCCATTATCTTTTTACCTGTAGGGTATGCACCTATAGCATAGTCTAGTAGGTGGCAGTGGCCTACAGTAGACGATACTTTATTTTTATTTAATAACGTCCTGGCTATGTTCTCTCCAGAGATAGCTGAACCCATCAAACCACTAGGAAAGTTATGTGAGTAGTGTATGCCGTCTATAACTACAGGATATCTATAGGTGTACTCATTCCAGCCATAGCTTGGGTAGTCTAGATCATCAATAGATATAGCACCTTCGAGCTCTGGGTTATCTTCGACCATACGATCTATACGATCTTCATGATTGCCTAGTGTCATATGCATTTCAGCCTTGTGATTGCCCATGCCTGTATTAAATAACTCTAAGGCTTGATGTGCATGATCTATATCTTTACGATATCTTCTACCTTGAAAAGACTTCTTGCCTCTATCCCAGCTAGACAAAGAGTCCATGCTAGCAAAGTCTCCCATACATATTATTTTATCTGCCCCAATATCTTTGGCCATCCTGCCTGCCCAAGTAAATCTTTCGTTACTAGCAGCTGGTGTGCAATGGGGGTCTCCTATTACTAAGTGTGTTGTCATTAGTTTAAGTCCTTCTTTGATGTAAATTTAAATAGATCTATTACGTTGTTGCCAGTGATAACTCTTTCATCATCTATCTCTGCTTCTGCTAGCATACCTTGATCATAGATTACTCCAGGATTAGAGGTAACAAATTTCACAATGCCTTTAGCTACTAAGGAACAAAGATCACTATCGCCTGGAGCTTTAGGATCTATTATACCTAGAGTAAACCCATCTTCATGTGGGTTTATGATTATGGATACACCATGAAACATATCAAAAGCATCGTCAATTATATCACTCATATTATTGCAATCTGTTCGTCTATTGCCATAACCTCTTCGCTATCTACAGGTGCACCATTTGACACTAACTTTTTCTTTTTACTATTTAGCATTGCTATAGTGCTCTCTACTTCTTCATCCATTTTTTCTTTCATAAGATCTATATCCTCATCTGAAAGTCCTTTGTACATTGTTGCCATATTATTCTCCTTTGTTTGTTTGTTTTATTATACTTAAAAATGACATGAAGTCAAGTACAACAAGAGGTTTTCTACTGTTCATCTTTAATACTACAGCAGGTTCTAGGTTAGCATTAGAAATAGATTGATCATAAGCGTCATACAATCCCTTCCATGTTTCTTTATTCTTACACTCAATAGAGAATGGGAATAGTTCTTGGGCCTTCTCAGATAGTTTAATGTCTATGCCTGACTCGCCCATGATAGCACACCATACATCTGTATTTATTTTTAAGCTAGGGAACGCACTGAGTAGTGCGTCCCTAACCCAGTTTTGAAGCCTTCGCCCCTTGGCTTTTCTACTGCGTACACTAGAAGCCATCATCTACCCTCGGATTATTGACTTCAGTGTACCAAACCCACTTAGGGTTTTTTGCTTGCGATTGCTGTTGTGGCAGCATTTGCAAGTTTTCTCCCCAACAAGGAAACTTGTAGGGGCAGAAACCGCATGCCGTACCTAATACTTTATTGCCTGTCTTGTTCTTTCTAAAGTATTCATCTTCGGCCTTGAAACATCTTTTAAATTCTTTGTCTAAAGTTATAGCTCTAATGTTATTGTCTATAATACTAATAGCATTTTCTTTGTATTCATCATCAGCCATAGGTGCTTCAGTAACAACCCACTCACCTGTAGATTTATTAATAACTATCCAACCGCCAAAAGGTTTTTTCCTAGACTCGGCATACATATAGCCTTGTGTTAGGTAGCCAAACAAATCATCCTGTGCCACTGCATGGAAGCCACCATTCTCTCCAAACTTATTAACGAAGGACCAGGGTGATGCACTTTTAATATCCCATACTTTATCTTCAATCTCTACATCAAGCGTACCATTAACTGTAACTGCATCTAACTTATACTCTGTCTTAGTCTGCTCGGATTGTATTACTACACCTGATGCTTTCATTATAATCATTGCCGCTTGTTCTATGAGATCCCCAAATAGATTCCTCATCTTAACATTATAAGGTTGCGACTCACCCTTAATGCCTTTCTTCTCCATCTGCAATTGACACAGAGGTCGTCCGATGCTTGATGCCCTAAGACCAAACTCTTTTTTTCTTTGGTCAGTAAACTGCTTACGGAATGATTCCTTACAAGCGTCACCAAACTGGTCTATCAATTCATCGGATACCTCGACTGCATCTTTATTAGCAGCCTCCAAAAACACCCTTACTTTTTCTAGGATGTCTGAACTCATGAAGCTAACATCTGTGCTGGATCACCTTCTAAATCATCCACTACATCAATTATCTTTGCATCAGCTTTAGCTGGGCTAGTCTTCTTAGCACTACGCCAAAGCTCTACTACCTCTTCGTTCTCAGTGTTGATAACATCTTGAAAAGATAAGAGAGTTTCTTTTTCTTTTTCACCGAACGAAACTTCCTCTGGATTAACAGATATATTTGATACATAGAATACATTACTGCCTGCTTTCTTTTTCATAGTTTTAAGCTCAAGTGTATGATTAAACATAACCTTGCCTCTACGTCTAAGGCTTTCAATAGCCTCACCTACAGGTTTAAAGTTACTGCCTGTTACTTTCCATAACACAGGCAACTCTTTTACCTCTGCTGCCTCTCCACCTGGTAGTACTCCAGTAAAAGAAACTAAACCATAAACCAAACGATAACACTTAATGGCTTTCTGCCTAGCTCTTTCTTCTTCAGAAACATTAGCAAGTTCTTTTGCTGGAACCTTGCCACATCTAGTACCACCTTGTATATCTATAGCCTCATCTTTCCAAGACTTAAAGATAATACTTCTGTTACTGTACTCATTCTTTTCTGCATCATACTTCATGTACTGGTATGCATTCATGAATGGCCTAAAGGTTACAGGCTTTCCATAAGCCATGCTATCTAGTTCAGGAACATACACACCGTATGATCCTACTGGTACTTCCGCACCATCGTCATTCTCTGGAAATCTATTTATGGCGAGCTTCGGTAAGAAGTTACCAGTAGAAGATTTCTCTTGTCCAATCATAGACATGATCTGATCTTGTGATAGTCCGTCTATATTTGCTACTTCATTGTTAGACATTTATTGTCCTCCTTGTTTGTTGTTAAAATTATTATACACTGTTTGTTAAAAAAAGTCAAGCTAAAACACATACTATTACCAATAAAAATATGGCTAAAAACACACCAAAATCAAACAACCATTCTAAAAAATATAACATTATACTACTGCCCTTTCTAATTTGTTACTTATTTCCTTCATATCTAACCAATTATATCCTACCTTAGTCTCAGTGTCAAGTGGTACATTGAAGTCAAGATCGTAGTAGGACTTAAGAGATTGTATAACATTGAATGTGGCTAACTCTAATAGGTCTGCCATAGTATCCTCTTCACCGGGATATATATCTGCAACTATAGAATCATGTACTGTGTTTATAAGTAAGCTCTTTACTTTCTTATCACGCATCAGATTGTAGGCATTGATGCAAGCTATGGGTACTACATCGGCTGTAGCAAATCCTTGCACAGGATAGTTCTTTATCTGTGTGGAATAACTAGAACCTCCCCATGCCATACGCTGAGCATAAGGAAACGCATACTCTCTACCTGAAGGTGTGCGAATCTTTTTAATCTCAATGGCAGAGCTTTGTAATCTTTCATGCCATACTGCAATGTCTTTATACTTTTCTAAGAACGCTTTGTAATATCTCTTCTCATCTTCAGTGCCAGACATGCCACCGTATAAAGGTTTAAAGGTATGGGCTTTAGCTTCTTGTCGGCTTACCCCAATTGTATCAGCAGTAAACTGATGCACATCAACTCCATCAAGAACATCTTGCATGCCCTGCTTATCTTGGGCCAAGAATACAGCAGTCCTAAATTCTAATTGGGCAAAATCAATTTCCATAATCTTACCATCTTTAAATCTAGATGTAATTACTTTACGAATAGGAAAGGTATTACCCCTTGGTTGA